TCAGGCGCAGCTGGAAACAGTCACCGGCACATTCACGCCTTCAGAAATCGGAGCCTTCCGCATCTCCATCCGAGTCGCGCCGTGCGCCCAGACCGCCGCGCCCCACTCCCGCTGCGAAGTCATAGAGATCGCGGTATAGCGTTGCTGGCTCTGGCGCGTCATATGGCCAGCGAAGGTCATAGCCACCGGCAGCGGCACGCCGGCCTCCGCCATGCGCGTGATGCCGGTATGGCGAAGGTCGTAGAGCCGGGTCTGCGGCAGCCCTGCGGCGCGGCGCAGGGCATCCCAGGGCTTCTTCAGACCACTCTCTGACATCGGCCGCGCCGGATCCCAGCGGCCGCGCGCCGGCCGGAAGGGAAAGAGATAATCGGAAGGCAGCGCCGCGCCCAGTTCGCGCGCTCTTCCCAGCAAGCCCTCGAGCGCCCACAGCGCCTCGTCGGTAACCAGGGGGATAGCGCGCATGCGGTAGCGGTTCTTGGCGCCGGCGCGCGGGATCTGAATGATGCGATCGAGCAGATGCACATCGCCCAGGCGCAGCGCCCGCAGCTCGTTCGTTCCTGCTGTGGTCTGCAGGGCCAGTATCACGTATTGATAGATGAAACGAAACTCAGCCCGCGAGGCCGCAACGTGCAAAAGACGATGCTGTTCCTGCCGATTCAGCGCGCGGACGGCCTCGGACTCGACGGGGCGCAGGCGCTCAAACGAAGCCGCCTGCTCGTCGCCCCAGAGCCTGGCGGTATTCAAGATGCGCAGCAGCAGGGCGATCTCCTTGCGGATGCAATTCGCTCCCGCCCGGTGCGCCCAACGGGTGTGCACGATCTCCCAGCCACCACCATGAAATTGTGCCCAGGCCTCAGCCTCGCCCGAGCTCGCAAATACGCCGCGCACCACATTGCCTCTCGAGCATCGCCAGGCGCCCCCAGAATCGTCTGCATTGAGCGCGCGGGCTTCCTGGTAGAGCATCAGGTGCCCGGCGTGAATCTGATCCAGCCGCAGTACGCCGAAATAACGGGAAAGCGCCCTGGCGCAAACGCGATAATCGCGTTCTGTCTTTGCTGCCATATAGCTGGCGTTGGTGGCGATGCCATTGGCATGCAAAAGGCGGCGAGAGATCCAAAGCTCGAAGGCGGCATGAAAACTGAGGTCGCCGGAGAGGTTGCAAAAGAGCATCTGACGCTCCCGAAGACATACCGGGCAGTCCAGTTGACCGGGCCGTGTGGAATTCCCGAAGTGACCGCTTCCATGCTCTCGGCAAAGACTCATTCGAGCAAGTCCTAAAATGATGCATTGCCGGAATGATCCAACTTAACTAAAATGCGATCTTCTGCACCATTTCCGGTGCAATCGTTCTACCTCCTTTCGTGTCCATTATCAACACAATTCGACACAGAATCAGTAATCGTTGCATAAAAAGACACTTTTGAGTAAACTATCTGCCATGACCAGAAAAGCCCAGAAGAAGGCCGGCAAAAGCGAATCCGGAACGCGCGAGGCCACGGTGCACGCCCGGCTCACGGCCGAGACCATCGCCAAGCTGGACACGATCGCCAGGAAGAACAACATCACGCGCGCGGCGGTTGTGGCCATCGCCTGCGCGCGCATCGCGGAGAGCGGACTATGAAAATCGTCAATCGATTCTTTCATCATCGCAGCTTAAAACAGGCGCCCCGCGTCGCTCGCGTCGATGTTGGCCAGACGCGTGATGGTGCGTTTCCGGCCGCCCGCGTCTACAGCAACTATATATTTCTGCCGCCCCGACGGCATCCAGACAAAGCCGCCGTTCATCCCCGGATGCAGGGCGCCGCCCTCCTCGTCTTCGCCGATCAGCCGCCGCAGCAGCTCGAGCTGGGGCTGGGTCAGGCGCCGCATGTTCGAGGCCAAGTCCCAGGCGGGGCGCGAAAATAGCTCGTCAATGAAGGAATGCGCGGTCACGGCAGCAGTCAGCTATCGGAAGTTGATTCTCACCTTCGGCCGTCCCATCATCGGAACAGAACTGTTAGCCACGAGCTGCGGTAAGGGCGCATCCGGCAAGAGCGTGGGCGCAAGCGCTGCAGTTATCGTTACGCCGGGCGCTCCCAACGTACTTGGATAAAGAGGAATCGATTGCGGCGTTGAAGCGGGCGATGGAGGCCCTGTCCAGGGCGGAGACAAGTTTGTGAATACAACCTGTTCCGAGTAGACGACAAAGACGCCCGTGGGTGGAGATGGGTCAGTGAAATTTGGGCTGCTCAAAGCCGTAGTCGGCGTCTGCAAAGCGGTATAAGGTCCAGGGCCCGGATTACCGGGTGTCGGGCAGGTCGTGGACGAAGTGCAGCTCGCGCGACTCACGATGTAGCCGCAGGTATAGCCGCTGGGGCAGACCGCTGGCGTATTAGAGATGGAAGCTGTTGGTGCCGGTGTCACCGGGGCCTGGCCGTGGCAACCAGCGACGCTCAGAGCTACCAGCAGGATAATAAATACCAAATCGCGTAACTTCATCGCATCTCCTCCTATAGGTTGAGAGTAACATTGGGTGCGCCCAAAGTCGGCGGCTGTTCATATTGCGGCAGAACGACATTGGCTGTGTTTGAGGGCGCGCTCGTGACGCCCTCGGCATCGACGCTCTCGACGATATAGTCGTAATCAGCCAGCGGTAGCACGGTCATATCCGCATAGATTGTCGTCACGATGAGCGCCGGATTGATCTGCTGGTAAGTAGATGCGCCGAACTTGGCGCGGTAGACATTATATCCGGCAACTGGATCGGACGAACTTGCCGGTGCATCCCAGGTTAGAATCACCGCCTCCTGAGTCACCAGGGCCTGCGCGGAGAGAGAGCCTGCGCCCAGCAGCAGCGCCGCGATGCCAAAGAGGCGATTTCTCAACGTGCTTCCCATGGAATTCTCTGGAATTTGTAGGCTACTCCAATTTCAAATTCCTGGTCGATTTCCTGAAATTTCTCCCCGCAGGTCCTATCGCCATAGCAACCGATCTTCGTCAGAATCCACCTGTCCCCGACGCGCACTGCCAGCCGCTTGTTGATCTGGTAATCGATGCCGAAACCGAAGGGGATAGCCGGTTCCCCCGTCCAGCCGCTGTTCGCGTAGCCGTCCGTGAGGACCGTCCCGAAGCCCTCGCTGAGATACGGCGTCCATTTCCCAAAGTAAGGTGCCCGCTCCGTGACCAAGCCCATCAGCTTGTACTGCGCCATCGGCCAGATATAGGTGGTTTGCTGCTCGTACCAAGCGGGTACGATCAGCTTGCCGTCGCTTGGTCCGCCCGTAAAGATTCCTCCGAAGGCGATGATTGGATTCAGTGAGCGCCGATATTCGATGCCTCCGGCCAGCGCCGAACGATTCGACCCGACGATGCCAATAGGGTTCGTTGTGTTCGCGCCCAGCGTAACCGAATAAGCATGGGAGTTGAGATTGCCGATGGCGAAGATACCAACCTCGTTGCGTTGCGCGAAACAGGATACCGCCATACTCAAAATCAGAACTGCAATCACTTTCCGCATTATTTTTCCTATCCCATCTCTTCAGTTATTGAACGGTTACCTGCCTAAGTGTCGGGACCGATGTTCCACTTAGCCTGATTGCCACATTGCCCGCCGCCGAAATATTGCTGTCGGTTCCGGTCGCTGTAGTTATGTTGCCGTCAATCGTCGCACTTATCGTCGTTCCATTCATCACAAGGCAGAATGTATGTGTGCTTCCACTAGGCCATGAGAAGCTCTGAGGCGTACCAATCGTGGTCGATGTGCCAGAACTGATATAAGCAAGACTGATTGCGTTATATCCCTTATACCATTGCGCGTCGTAAGCTTTGCCACTGGCATATCGCCCATTGAGGTCGATTTCCGCTCCAGTGCCCGCTGCATCTGAAGATGTGGCACATACACTATAGTTGGCCGATGAAGGAGTGAGTGAGGATTCGGCGCATTCGGTTGTTGACTGCGTACCATTGGTGTTGGCCAAAGAGCTTGGCGTTGCTCCGGTGAGTTTAAGGTCTGCCGAGCTTGCGGTGCAGTAGATTCTGGTATCAGAGAGCGCTGTCCACGTCTGGCCGGTGTTGGCGGTATGCGATGTAAGTGCTGCTCCAGAGGAACCTTTGAAAACATCCCACATCTGATAGCTGATCGGTGTTAAGTTGACACATCCAGGCAGATTCCCAGGAGTATTACCGGCACAGAGTTGATTCACAGCGAGCCCACCTACGGCTGCCTGATTGCAAAAATGATTCCTCGGAGTGGAGTTCACCTCATCTTCCGAATTGCTGATTTGAATTAGTCCAAGAGTGTTCAGATTACCGAGACTGAAATCAAAAGCGCAGTTTGTCGATTGCTCAACACTGAGTCCTGTGAAACGGAGATTGCTGATGCTGTTCGCTCCAAAAACGATATTTCCCGTATTGATCTTGAGACCGGAAAAATTGGATGTGTCGGCTTGGTTAAAATAGATGCTTCCATTCGTCACGGCATCGTCGGTGGCAAAAAGGTCGCCACCTGTAGATTGCGTATTGTAATAAAGGCCATAGCCGCTGACAGGATTTACCATGCGCACTCTTGTAATCCAGTTATTCCAGTATCCCATCTGCGTGGTGATGCCGTACCATGTTCCCTGTATCAACAAGTCGCTGAGACTCGATCCGGTCAGATAGCCTGACCCGCCAGTGCCAAGAAGAAATCCACCGCCTGCGGTTGGGGTAACGCCCGTATCCTGCACGATCTGGAAATTCGAGAACTGCGGTCCGGCAGGAAAAGGTAGAGTCGTTCCGCCCGTCGGCGCGTTATCTTCGCTGACCGTGAAAACATAATTAGTCGAGCCTTCATTTTGAATTTTCGTGCCCTGAGTGCTCGCGCCTTGGACATTGCACGAGTTTGATATTGTAGCTGTCGCGTTTGAATAACCGCAATAGTAAGTTCCAACTTCAAGTTGAATGAAAGCGCCCGATGTGCAGGCAGTCTGTATAGCCGCACAATCTGTCGCGCCGGTAGTATCGCCGGATGGTGCTAGTAAAGTTGCCGCAGTTCCCGATCCCGCCGCCGGTCCCCATGCCGTGCATGTACCGGAAGTGACCGCCGTGCAGGTCGCCACATCGTTCAAGGCAGCGCCGCTGTTCGTCCAGTCGGCTAAATCTCCAGAAGCAAATAAGTGCGATGTTCCATCATTCGGTCCTATATTTAGGGATTTTGCATAGAAAGCCTCACCTACGCATCCATTACCAGAGTTATCAAAGTCCCACGCTGTATACCCCGCGCCATCTGGGATAAGACATGATCCCGAACCTACGCTTGTTCCTGCGGCAATAGATCGCGAATCTATGATAAGATTACCCGTTACTCCATCGTTGTAGAGTACAGGGCCTCCACTTTGGTTTCCGATGATCAGTTCGGGCGTATAGACATTGCCAGTTACTATAATTCCCTCACTCCCATCAGAGGTCACGCCGGTGTAGCCGGCACTGCTCTCTATCTCCCAGCCATCTGCCGCACAGTGATAGCGCGTGTTCGGCGTGACCGCGGTATTCTGATAAGGCATCCCGTATTCGATCGATGTGCAGCTCACGCCCATCGCCGTCGGCGTACCCGCACCCGTGATCAGCGGCCAGCGAATCTGATTGGGATTGATGCGTGTCTGCGCTTGCACCGCGATTCCTGCCAGCGCCAGCAGGCTAATGAAGATAAACCGCTTCATAAATTTCTCCTGTACTTTCGGGATCGGTGAGGGTGATGGCGAGTCCGGAAATGGCATAATCCGGCGCACTGCCCAGAGGAGAGAGTAAGAGGCCGTCTTCAAAGAATCCGGCCAGGTAGGATGGTGAGTAACTGAAGCTGCCCGAGACGCCGCTGATGGCGACAATCTCGTCGAATACGGTCCCCAGCCCGTACACCGCTTCAAAGAAATCAGTGTCTACTGCCTCTTCGCTGAGCGTGATGGCGCTCCCGGAGAGAGAGAAATCGGGAGCGCTGCCCAGCTGGGTGAGGCGCTGGCCATTCTTGAAGAGACCGATGAGCGAAGTCGGAGCGCCGCTCAGGGTGCCCTCAGTGCCGCTAATGGCGACGATCTCGCTGGTAAACGGCACCGGACCGTAGACCGCGATATAGAGATCCTCCGGATCCGCCGCAACCGTGACCGTCAGCGCCGCGCCGTCGAGATAAAAGTCCGGGTAGCTGCCCAGGGCGGTCAGGCGCTGGCCGTTCTTGAAGAGCCCCACCAGGGCGGCCGGCGCACCGCTCAGGCTGCCCTCTGTGCCGCTGATGGCGACAACCTGGGCCCAGAACCCTGCCGGCGCAGGCGGCGGGCTCAGCGGCGGCCCTACGAGGATGTTGTCGACTTCAACCCAGCCCGACTGCGCACCACTGGGGCGCACTCCGGCGATGCGAACGTCGTAGTACTGCCCGCTGACCACGTTGCCCAGAAAGGCCTGCGTCGCCTGCCCGGAGAGCAGCAGAACATCATGCCAGTAGCCGCTTCCTGCGGGCTCGATCTGGATGCGGATAGTACCGCCATTGGTTACGTAAGTATCGGCATCCTCGGTCCATAAGAGCTCAATGCGGGGCGTGAGCGAGCCGTCGGGCTGCACCAGGGCGGTGGCGAGATCGCTGATCGCAATCAGATCAGAGGGCGCCCCTACGATGTAGGTCGAAACTGCGCCGGCGCCCATGGCGGGCACATCATACGGCGTCATCTCCTCGGTGAGAAAATCCCACTCATAGACCGAGGGATCGGTCTCATTTACAGGAACCTCGACGAAGAATGCCGGCGTAGAATCGCCCTCAGCGGCATTCGGCGGTGCGGCCAGGCGCAGCTTGAGCCGTTGCCCGGAAAGCCCGGCAATTTCCAGCAGCTTGTCGGTCCAGCCAAAGGTCGGCGAGGTGAACTGCATCACGTCGATAGGCTGCATGGCAAAGGCCGCCGCATTCATCACCAGCGTACCCGAGCCCTGCTGTCGGCAGCGCAGAAGAATGATCTTGGCAACACGCTGCGCCTGGCTTACCGAGAGCACACAGTTCTGCGGCACCTCGCGCGGCAGATAGCTGCCGGCGGGTGACCAGTAAGGATTGCCGCTGCCATCGAGGGCACCCGGAGCCTTGCCGGCGGGAACTGCCTCGTTGGCCTCCCAGGGCACGCCGCCATAAATCACCGTTGCACCATCGGCATATTCAGCATAAAGATCGTATGCGCCCTGGTTGGGTGTGTCCGCGACCAGATAGATATCCTCATCGTAGCCGTGCAGCTTATCGCAGGCGTACATGGGATAGTTGGTCGGCTGAAAGCTGAAGGGAAAGTTATTCTGCGTCTGACCCTGCCAAAAGCCATTGGAGTCATAAAGGTCGCCGGCTACATTATAGGGATAGTTGGGCGCAATGTAGGTTCCGGTGATGCGATTGCAGAGCTCGGCGAGCGACTTCTTGCCCTCCCACTGGATCTTATCGAGGAGCACATTCTCGTCGAAGCTGAAGCTCGGACCCTGCCAGTAGGCCGGCCAGATAAACCACTCGCCGCCGATGCGCGAGAGCCGCCCCGCGGCCGCCGGCATCATCTGATCAAGGATGTCGCCGGGCCCCATGGTGGCGTCGTAATGCAGATGCAGTGCATAGCGCGCCTCGGTCTGGGTAGGTGTCGTGATCGCGATCACGTTGCCGGTATCGTCTTCGCCCCAAGCCGCGCCGGAGATATAGTCCCTAGTCACCTCCCAGGCCTGGCCATTGGCGTAAAACTCATCGCCATCAAAATAATAAGTATCCGCCTCCCATGAGGTCATGTTGGTTGCCAGGCATTCCACCTGCTCATCGCAGACGTTGGCCGCAGCAATCAGCTGGTCCATGTTCACCGTGGTATCGCCCAGGCCCCAGGTAGGATCCATGAGCACGTCCGCTATCTGCAGCGCCCAGTTGCTCGTCCACTGGCGCACCGGCGCATCGGGGTTGTAATAGCTCACCTGGAGGGCGATGGAAAAAACGCTCATGAACGAGCCTACGTAATAAGGGGGACGATCGACTTGAAAATTAAATCCCATCACGCAGTTCTCCAGGTCTTCCTGCGTGATTCCTATACTGGGTCCCGTCCATGTGGTTCGATCATTACCTAAAAGCTCGGTGCTGAGCACTGGGATAAAAGTTGCCAGAGGCCCTTCCGGTCCTCCCGGGTAAGGCGCAGGATCTAGATCGATATTTCCTTCAACGATGCTGGCGCTGGGAGTATAAGTGATAACCGGCTTTATCGCCGTGACGACGGCGCCTGGCGGCAGATCGGGCCATGCAAAATCGCTCCACGACATCTGCGCTTCCATCGCCCCACCGTTAGGGTTACTTATCTCTCCACTGCTCTCGGTGGAGATGGCTTCGCCGCTTCCGCTGGCGCTGTGGGCATTGACGGTGGCATAGGACATCACCTGGGTTGAGACGCCGCGGGGATCGAGGATGTCGCTTTTGCCGTGGACCGTGAAGCGGATCTCGGGAAACTGCGGAAAGGTTGCGCTATCATACTCGAGCTTGAGATAGACCCAGGTGCAACCGGCCAGATACGGTGTGCCTTGTGCGTTCGGCGCCCAGACGGGATCGTTCGCCCAGAGCGGCAGACAATAGCCGCCATATGACGGTGGGTCGTTGCCGTTGATGACCGTGGGGCCGGTCCAATTGCCGATCGTGCCATCAGGTGCGGAGGTCTGCTTTCCGTAAAAGGCCGCGCAGAAGACTTTGCCGCCAAAGTTGTATTGGACCCCGTTTGGGCCTTCGTGATCGTTGCCGTCCGGATTGCCGCCAAAGTTGTAGCCGTTGACGGTCTGATTGCAGACGGAGCCTTTCTCCCAGAAGACCTGGCGCCCATCCAGGTAGAGGTTTTCAATGGCCCAGCAGGGATGCGAGGCGATCGCGATCACCAGGTTGTACTGGTTCTTCGTGCTCCCCGTCGTCGAGCAGTAAATGATGGTACCGCCCACGCGTTGAATGCCGCGAATGATCTGCCGCGGCTGCGCAGGGGTGCGCGTGGTGACGCCCAGGCCGCTCTTCGAGCCCAGCGCGGCGGCGATCACGGAAGCCTCGCTGACGATGCCCGAGGAGAGCAGCATCGCTCCCAGCGGGCCGCCGAAGCCGGTCGCCATGGCCGCTATGCCGCCGGCGATCTCGGCGACGCCCATGATCGCCTTAGCCACGGCTCACCTTGGGCTCCCATCCGCAGCGAAGAGCGTTCATTTGGTCTGGAGCAGAGAGCACTGAATCAGGATCAGGAGCCGCATCCAGCGCAGCAATGGCATCCGTGGCCCATCCACACCAGATCACCGGATAGTTGGGCCTGGGCAGGAAGCCCCATTGCAGCTCACCCTCGAGGCACGCCAACTTTTGACCGCCAGGCAGCGCAAAGACCTCATAGCGATAGAGGCGTCTACTCACCGGAACTGGAGGACGGAGACTGGAAGGAAGTTTTTCAGTCATAATGCCAGGCCCTCAACGCCTTGGATATGGGAAAGAGATAGAGCCCTTTCTCGCCCACGGCCACGATCTGCCCGGAGAGATGAACAAGTCCCGCGACCAGCGCACCGGTGGGCGCACGAAAAATCACCAGGTCGCCACGCTGCGCGCAGAGCGCGCGCGGCCATTCTTTAAGGCCGTGCTTTCGTGCACAATAGGCAGCCGCATCAGCCGCAGTCGGTTTCAAGCCTTCGGGCAGAGCGCAGATGTTCCGGATTGCGGCCATGGCGCTGGCTTCATCCTCATATTTACCGCGGAAATCCTCGGCGATATCAATGCCGGTGATCGCCTTTATGCCGTCGGCGGCGAAGGTCGCGCAATCGTTCACGCCCCAGGCGAAGGGAGCCTGTGCGCGATCGACGAGAAACTGATGATAGGCGCGCGTCGCCCAATGTTTCTGGCGCTGCAGAGGCATTTCTTGTCAGCTTTCGGTTTTCAGTGAAAGCACGCCGCGGCCCTTGAACCGCGGCGAAAGGGAGGATTTCGTGATTCGCGAATCAGGCAATCAGGCGATCTGCGTGAAGGTACCGCCGGTCACGTCGTCGACTATGCCCTCTTCAGTCACAGTGCCTGTGACTGTGGCAACTGTGCCGTCTACGTTCGTATAGGTCCAGGTGACGATGATGGGCTCACCACCGGCCGCGATGACCGCGTCTGCGGTGAGGTTAAGGACAAAGGTCGCTCCTGTGGGGTCGTCGGTCAGATCGAGCGCTGCTGGCGCGTTGACCGGATCGCTGGTGCTAACAGCGGCGTTGGCTCCGTCGAGCGGAAAGGGCGCGCCGCTGAAGGTTGGCGTGACTTGAAACTTTGGGCTGTTGCCCGGCTGAATCGGTTGCATGGTGTTTCCTGTCTGCGACATTGTGCCGCCGGTTACGTTCGAGGTTAAGGTTGATGCTATACGGCGCAGGACTGAGAGTATCTCTCTCTCGAGTCGGATCTGCTCGTAGAGCAGCTGGGCGGCGTTGTACAGCCGCTCGATCTTATGGTCGATAATGATCGGCTCGTCCATGTATTTATTTCATGCGACGTAATTAAGGCTTCAGTTCAAAATATGGCGCGCGTAGCTGCGCAAAAGCATCTCAGCAGCTCCCGCAATCGTGGCTCCATTGAAGATACTGAGGCAGAGCGGCTGCGCATTAAAGCGCCAGCCGAATGCGATGCATGCGGCAATGTAGATCTCTTTTTTCAAGGCTATGCTGTTCATCTTTTCTTCAGCCCCATAGCAGGGCAATGTCGTTGAGCAGCTCCACCCAATCGAAGGCCGAGTCATCGGGATAATAGCTGCGCTGGTCGGCGGCGGTATAGCGCCGATTGGTGGGGCGCTGCAGGTTGGCCAGGCGGGTTTCCAGAGCCAGGGCGATGGTCATCGCATCCGGGCCCAGCGTGGTCATGGGCTTGTCGACGGTGCCACCGAAGAGCACGTAGGTACAGAGAATGGCGCCTTCGGAAAATATTCCCATCGAGACCAGGGCTGGAGCACCGACCTGGATATCGTTGAGAGTATCGTCAAGCAGGGCAGGATCGATGCCCGAGAGCGCAATCGATGTGCCATCCGCCTTCACATCGCTGCCCTCCTGGATATCGCCGATCGCACCCAGCGAGCCCACGCCGGCATAGATGTTGCCGTTCCAGACGATCTGGCCTATCCCCGACCAGACATGCACGGCGCCCGAGGCCAGCGTAAGGTCCACCAGGAAGCAGAGCGAACAGGCGTTTGCGCCGATGGCCGTGAGCATCGGCGAGGGCAGGCTGCGCGGCATCTACTTCGCCTCGACGAAGCTCATGCTGATGGTGGTGAGCCGCTGCTTGCTGGAGTGAATGGCGCGGCGGTTGGAGGCGAGGCGGAAGAGGCCCTGCGGAAAATTGAGATTGAGCGGCGTGCCATTCTCCGGTGTCTCGCGCAGGCTGGGCCAGATGGTGAGCGTGGCATTGCCATAGGCATCGGATATGACCGGCTCGCAGACACGGTGCAGCCGGTAGCCGATCTGAAAGTAGTCCGCAGGCAGCAGCAGACCGGACTGCGCAGGCGCCCAGCCGCTGGTGGCCAGCACCCAGGTCATGCGCACATTGAAGATGTCGCCATATTGTGCAACCACCGGCGCGCCCAGGCCGCTGCCTTGCGGCGCGGCGGCGCGCGGATCGCCGCACTGGAAGACGTTCAGGCGCCCGCGCAGCTCAGCCAGGAAGCCCTCCCAGGGCCATGCCTTCGCTTGCGACAGCGGCGGCAGTGTGATCATGGCGTCCCAGAAGTCGCCGCCGGGGAAGGTCTGCGTCTGCTCCTGGCGCGTGAAGGGCGAGGTGACCACCGCAACCGCATCGTTCATCGCGATCTCGATCTCTGCGGGGCCGGGCGTAGCGGGCATCGCGACCAGGTTGTAGGTATTGCCGCCGACGGTAATGGATTGCATCTTAGATCCTGCGTCCCACGGGAACGCGGCTGTTGTGATCGCGGGTATAGGCAGCGGCCGCGGCGGGTAGATGCGGCAGGTAAGCCTGCATGGCGCGATGCACGGCACTGTGCACCGCAGCCGGATCGTTTGCGCCGCGTGCATCGATGTTGATGGTGTGGCCACCGCCTGTGCCGAAAAGGCGGGCGGTCTCGCGCGCGGAGCTGATGCGGCTCGTTCGGCCGACCTGGAGCAGCTCCGGTCCGCGCTCGCCGGTGAGATAGAAGCCGCCGGGATGCATCACACCGCCCTCCTGCATGCCGCCGGTAAAATCCGCCACGGCATCGGCCAGGGATCCCATGCCCGAAGCGGAGGCGCTGGCAATACTGCCGGCAGCGCCGCCGGTAAACAGACTCGACAGCGGGCCGGCCAGCATGCTGATGCCTCCAAGAGAGCTCATCACCCCACCTGCGCCCCCAGTGGCGTAGCTGAGGATGCTTCCCACTCCAAAAGTGCTGCCGGGAGCGCCGCCAAAATTATCCACCAGAACATGAAAAGGCTGTCCCGCCGCGCCGGTAGGGGCTGTAACTCCCTTCTTACCGAGCCCAAAAAGGCTGCCAATCGCCTTCATGGCGATGCCCTCGCCATACTTCAACGAGGCCATGCCCGCGCTCTCCGCTACACCCGCACCCAGATTCCTCCAGGGATGCGTTCCACGCAGCATATTGGAAGGCGTTGATAGGACCTTAATCAGGGTCTCGTTGAAGGAATGCAGGCCTCCTGTAATAACATTACTCAGTTCTCCGCCGAGATTAGTGAACTCGCGCGTGGTTTCTTCGAGCCGCTTGCGGAATTCGCCGAGAGCGGTAGTCGCGTTGATAGTCGCCTGGTCCTGTGCAGCTTGGATCGTATATTGGCCGGTCAGCTGGCCGATCTGGTTTTGTATCTTCTGCGCCTGGGTTTGCTGCTGCTCCGGCGATAAGGATTGATCGGCGAGAATGCTCTTGAGCTGCTCCTGAAGCGTTTTGAGATCCAGTGCATAGGCCCGGGCATGAATCTGCGCCTCCGCCAGGGCGACGTCATGCGGCCCGATGACTCCAGTCGCCTCCTGGATGCGCAGTTTAGTCAGTGCCAGTTCCATCTGCAGCTTGGCCTGCTCCTCACTGCCCTTGGCGATGAGATCGTTGTACTCCTGCCAGCGCGGACCATAACGGCCGAGATCCTGATTCATCTCGGCGGCGATATCCTTGCCGCCGCCGGGAGGTTCCACAGGAAAACCTGCGGCCTCAGTCTTAAAGACTCTTTGCCGATATTCACGATCCTTTGCTGAGCTATCAACAAAGAGCCTGACGCGCTCGTCCATACCTTTCATTTCGCGTTCGAATTCTATGCGCCATGCCTTGGCACCCTCCTCCGCGGCATCGTGCGCAGCCTGCGCCTGGGCCTCCTTGCCTTCAAGAGCGCCGTGAGTCTGGCTGAGGGCAATAAAGTCCGACTCGCGCCCCAGGGCAGCGATATAGGCCGTCAGTATATTCAACCTTGCCTGGATGTCAGGGCCGCCATGTGTGCCGGCAGGACCACCAGTGCCCTGCTCGCGTATTCGCTCAGCCTGTGCTGCAGCGAGTTGCGGTTGTGCCCATTGCGCCATCTCCTTATCGATAGCTGCCTTGCGCTGCGCATAGAGCGCATCCGTAGCCGCATCGATCTCAGCCTGTGTGGCGCCCTGCTTTCTCAGGGTCTGGAGATGGGCTCGACCTGTCATGTCGATCGCGTCAAGCTGAGATTGCAGATCCTGACTGCGTTTTGTGATATCGGTTGTGCTGGTCGCAGTGCCGAAGAAGCGGGCCATAAGGCCGGGCTCCTGCATGCGAAGTGTTTCCGCGATCTTCTGGGCATCGGCCTGTAACTTTGTGCCTAAGGTATCGGCTGATTGAATGGCTTCGTCGATCGCCAGCTTCAGGCCGTTCTGCGGTTTCTGCTCGAGCTTCGCGATGGCGTTCTCGAGCTTGTCATTGGTCACCTGCAGATCGTCATTGGTCATCTGCATCGAGCCTGAGATCTCACGCCATGCCTGGGAGTTCTTGCGCGCCGCCTCATCGGTCTTCTGCATGAAGTCGACGACCTTTTTCGCAGCCTCGAAGATAGCGACGCCTATGGCAATAACGGCAACGGCGCTGAAAGCAGCCGACATGGCGGAACTCACCCCGGGCAGAGTTGCGATGAACCGCTGTACGTGCCGCGGCAGGTGCACGCCCATCTCCTCGCCCAGCACCATCACCGAACCACGCGCGTCGGCCATCTGCTGGCGGGTCACAGAGGCGGCTTGTGTAGTCGCACCCTGCAGCTGCTTGACCTGCTCCGCCGCCTTCTTCATCCCCGTCGAGTAGGAGACCCCGTCAAGGGTAAGGAAGATTTTTACATCGCCCGCGGCTTCCGCCATGATGAACTCCAATAGAAAAGCCGCCCCGCAAGGCGGCTTTTTGGGTATCCGGTTTCTTGATTAACTTATGAGCGAACGATCGCGTAAATTACCGCGATTAGAAATGCTGCGAGAAGATTCCCAACGAAGACCGCCAATGCGATCCGCATGAATCCCACGCGTACCATTGGAAACGTCTGATCCTTCTCTGCAACAACATTTGGGTTCCGAGGCCAGGTCTGCCATTCTTCCAGCTTCTTTGCGTTAGTCATTGAGCTTGCCATTTTTCCCCTCCCGGAATCGAGTATATCACCCTCCGGGCGAATGGCAATGCAACTTTCGCGCTAAGTCCTGGCCACCTTCTCGATATCCTCGCGCAATTTTTCAATTGCCACTCGCGTGGCCTCGCCGCGTGAGGATTCAAATGCCGGCCGGATAAAGGGATGGGGATCGACATTAGTAAACAGCGAATTAATCTCGCGCCCGGTCCCTCCCCGGTGCCGCGTCTCATTAGACCAGGGCAATTGGCCACCTTTCACGATCTTGTGTCCATATTCCACCCAATTAGCCGCATAAGCGGTGAATTTTCCGGGCCTAACTACCGCAGTCACGATGCCCGATTCCCTGATGCGCCCCACTACAAGTTCAATATCAGCTTTCAGTGCACCAGGTGGAAGCGCCGTACCGCTGGGCAGTGCCGGCCGCTCAGGTGCAGCCTCGCGCACCGCAGCCTGCACAACCTCACCGCCGGCGCGAATAGCATCGCGCAGCACCACTTCAGCCTTTACCGTGCCCAGCGCGAGCAGCTTGTGGTTGAGATCTTTCAGTCCCTCAATTTTGAATACCGGACTACCCACTTATGGTACTCCTAACCGAGAAATGAACCCATCACTGCCCGGATTTTATCAGCGACAGCGCGGCGGCGCTTGGCGCTCATCCTACGCAGCGCTGATGGAGCCACTTCGCACTCCGCTTCGCGCGGAAGAAGGTCAGACAACCGGACGGGCTCCTTCGGCCCCCGCATGCTGAAATTGATGAGATCCATACGCAGGAGCGCCAGCATCTCGTGCTCTTCGCGGCGCCCCGCTCTCCATTGTTTCTCGAGTTCAATGTAGAGCCGAGGCGTGAGAGAGAAAAACTCGGCCTTCGATAGCCCAAGCCTCACTCGCGCGAATGCCCAGCAGGTGGCCCATGTTGGCTTAGAGCCTACGCGCCGGGCACGGAAGGGTTTTTAGGGGCTCCGGGCGATGCTATCGAGGCATCCCAAGCCTCACGAATTGCCAGTGCGACGGCATAAAGATCATCGAACCCCAGCATTGCGCGCGCCTCCTCAAAGCCAATATCGGGATGAAAGGTCCGGAGACTGGCGGCGAAGACGTTCCGAGTACTGGCAAGATTCTGTACCGGCAGCTCATAGAGGAGATTGACAAAATCTTTTCGGCCGGCGCGGATCAGTTCGCCATTGATGGCGGTTTCGGCTTCTGCGAGAGCGCCGAGGTCAAAGCAGAGATTGAATGACTTACCGCCGACCATTACCGGAGTCTTCGGTAGTGTCGTGTCCGCTGCTGTGCCTGCGATTTTTCGTTCCGATTTCATAATGCCTCTTGAAAGGTAGGCGATGCTGAGATAGATGCTCCCCGCGAGATTTGGTCAGGAGCAGAAAGTGCGAATCTGCCTAAGAACCGAGGGCGAGCGTGCAGGGACCGCTCATCTGCAGATCGATGGAGAACTCGATAGCCGCCGCGACCGCGTCCTTGAAGTCGTAGCTGAGGACGTAGGCATTGAAGCTGTATGTGTCACCTACGCTCGATTGCGCCGCCGTCTTGGGCAACTGCAAAGTGAAGGGCATCAGCTCACCATCCTGGTAGGCCGTCTCGACGGCCATCTGGCCGGCATCGTCGGAGACGCGATTGCCCGTGAAGGTGACGGTTCCCGGCTTGCGGATGGTGACCAGCATCTCGGAATCAGAGCCGGATTCAAAGTTGGTGACGTCCACCGAGTCCCACTTTCCGCGGTTGAGGGGGACGTCCTTGACCTCGCCGACGAGAATCGGCGAGCTCCCGATGGATAGCTGGGATCCCCGCCCAGCCTGTGCTTGAGACTTGGTATAGGTCATAGTTTTCGCTCCTTAAGCGGGTGGAAGGGTGTAATGGAAACGGAACTCGCACATCGCGCGGAAGACCCTTTGCTCCGTCACGAAGTCGGTCCCAGGATTGACGAGCTCCGTCATGCTGACATCGGTCCCGTCAGAGAGATGCTGCTGCCAGCCATTGAGGCGCTGGATGATCGCCTCGCGGATGGCTCCTGCGATCTCCGAGGGCTGAAGGTTGTTTTCAGTGTCGGGCATGACGGCCAGCCCGTTGATTTCGACGCGGTGGGCGATCATGCCTGAAGTATCGAAGGTCGGCTCGCTCGATCCGCCGATCATGTTGAAGGCGATACATGGCAGCTGGCTCAGGTCGGGCGGTGCAGCATCGTAGAAGATGCGCCCGGCGACGTAGGTATCGATGGCATCGCCGCCGCAATTCGCCGCGAGCACCTGGTAAAGTCCCTGGCCGATCACTGGCCGCCTCCCTGGTCCACTTCCAGGCAATAGAGCAACAGTACGCGGTTGCGCTCCAGCACGTTCTCCACATACTGTACCGTGAAAAAACGAGCGCCGTAGAGCACACGATAATTGGCCTTGATCACATCTGCGGACCAGCGCACCTTGACCACGTGGGAGACCTGGGAGACGATCTGCGAGGCCATTGAGGTCTCTTTACCGCCGGCGGTATAGATGGCGGCGCGCGTCGAGCGCACCGGGATCCAGCCGGTCGGCGTCGCCGACATGCCCATCGGACCCGCCGAATACTGCGGCTGCTCGATGGTAACCTGGTGGCGCAGCTCGCCGGCAGCAATGACATAGGGCAGCAGCATTAGCGTTTATTTTCCTTGGTTACGATGAGCACCAAAATCGCGACAAAGAGAACCGCGTCCACGGCAAGCGAAACAACTCCCCAATTAACCTCTGACATAACTTTCAGCCCTCCCCAACCTTTCCTGGAGCGCGGGCAGGAACTTCCAGATGGTGCGATCGTCCACATCCTGCGCCTGGCGCTCCTCGAAGACGCTCTTGGAGACGAAGCCGGCGCCGTCGACGCGCCCCAGCGCGATGCGGTCGTAGTACTCCTGGCGCGACTTCGTGGTGTAGTGGTTGATGCGCAGCAGCGCGGACTCCGTGCCTGCAGGCCGCGCCGTGGAGAGAGAGCCTCCTTGTTCGTTGAAGGTTCCCCCCTGCACGGTGAAGTAGTGCGCATCGCCGCGCACCTGGATGGTGCGATCGAGTCTAGCGATGGTCTTGATATGGGTGTTGACGTGGAAGGATTGCACGGGTCGCCAGGTGAAGCGTTTCATTACCAGCTCCGGCTCGTAATTTTCGCGGCCGGAGGCACCGAAACACATCCAGTGCACCCCCACCGCTCCCCAAGCCTCGGGCAGCGTAGCCAAAGCCTCGGTCACGGTAGCGAACTTTGGCGAAAAGAGGAACTCGTCGATATCGATAAAGGCCAGCCATGCCGGCTTACCTTTCAGTCTTTCCACACAATCGCGGTAGGCAGGCATCTGCGCGCTGCCTGTATTCGGCCAGGGCTTGAGATCTACGATGCCCTTCTCGATATAGGGCTGGATGATCTGCTGCCAGTGGTCGTTGGATCGGTTCTGGTAGAGATAGAACTTTTCGACGCCCACCAGCAGGTGAAACTCCAGCCATTCGCACAGGTAGCGCGCCTCGTTGCGGAAGATGGCGCAGACGAAAAGCGGCCTATTGCCGGCCTTTCTGGCGCCAGCTGCGCCAGGCAAAAGAGATGAAGCCTGGCGCGCGGGCGTGCTGCCGGGATCGCGAGGCGCCGCTGCAAACGCCTGGCGAGGAGGACTCACAGCAGCTTCCATGCGCGTGATGCGCATGAAATTGGGACCATATTTCCGAGTGAGCACGCGGGCCATTTCGGCGTTCGCGCGCGCCGCATAATCGCCAAAGTTGGCGATCGAGCTATGCTCCTTATGGGTGATGCGCGCCCCGTCGGTGAGAATGTTCTTCATCCCCGCCAGGCGCACACGGTAGCCATAGTCGTAATCGACGCCCCAACCCAGAGTACATTCCAGATCCCAGAAGCCGATCTTCGCGATCGTGGACGCCTTGACCAGCGTGGCCGTGGGCTCGAGAAATGCGACCTCCTGCGCGGGGCTATCGGCCTGGCGCATGTGCACGTGCGGCGAGTTGTACTGCGGCGAGATCTGCGCGTAGCTCTCGTCGATGAAGAGTGTGGCCACGAGATCGGCGAGCACGTTGTCGCCGTGATCAAAGACGACGTCGGAGTTGAGGAACCAGTAGGCGTCGTAACTGCGAGCAGCTTTAGCCTGTATGTAGCCGTTGTACATGCCGCTGGTGAAGCCTACGTTCTTCGGCAGGCGCAGAGTCGCGCACTCCGGCGGCTCCTTCGAGCCGTTGTCGACGACATAAACGGTCTTATCGCCGTAGGCGAGCTGCTCGCGAAGGTAGGCGACAAGCTTCGCGGTCATCTCGGCAGTGTTGTAGTTGAGGACAACGATGGCGACGGAATACATCAGCGGCGGCTCCCAGGGATGAGAATTAAGCAATCGTCGTGCGGCTCAGTGCTGGTGCGCAGAGTCAGGTGCGGATTGTGGATTGCCAGCGAGACCAGCCCGGGATGCGCCACGTCCTCGATGACATAAAGACCCGTAGGCGCGAGAAACTCGTAAAGGTTCTCGAAGACCTTGAGCTGGTCGAAGGGCTCATGCGATGCGTCGTCGATGATGAGGTCAAAGTCCCCTCCGAGCATGGCGGCAGCGCGATGCGTCTGCGCCTGGCGCGTGGCATCGCACGGCACCGTACAGATCCGTTCTTCCTGAAAGAGCACCTCGGGGTTGATCTCCAGGCCGAAGATCTCGGCCGCGGGAAAGTAGTCGCGCCACATGCGCAGGCTGGCGCCGTGGAGAATCCCGACTTCAAGCACGCGCCGCACCGGCATATCCCAGAAGAGTGAGTGATACCAGGATGTATAGTGATGGAGCAGCGCCGGCGTCTTGTCGCAGCCGTACTTTTCCGCAAGCTCGCAGAGCGGGGACTTGGCGATCGGCGGCGGAGAGATTGTCTCAGTCACAGGGGCGGTATCCTTGCACTTCCAGGCGGATGTCGTCGAGCAGCCGCTCGGCGCCGTATTTGTTGTCTTTGAGGTCCATCTGGCTGGTTGCGTCGCGGTTGCTGTACTGGTGGCTGACCAGCAGGAGGATGGCCTGCTGCACCTCCATAGGGCATGTGCCGGCGAAATAGACCGCTGAGACTGTCGCTCCGATGTAGCTGGGATCGACGGAAAGTATACCGCCCATGATTGTGAAAGGAACCGGAGCGCCATTCGAATCCTTCAGCCAAACCGGGCTGGTGAGGATCGCTGCATCAGGCTCGACCACCGGGAATCCGCTTGCCTGGTAGGATAGACCAGCTTCTAGCCTCGCCGCCTGCGAAAGTACGACCACACCGCTCTCGTTGTAGGGGCCGGCTTCCACTGTGAGCATGTCAGTGAATTTGCGATCGTAGCTGCCGGCCCTGAAGGCGATGCGCACCGAGCCCGGCGCATAGGTGAGCGTGGTGGGCCAGTAGTTGCCCGAGGAGGGCACCAGGCGCGCCGGCTTCGAGGTTAGATCGCAGTAATATGCTGAGGGCGAGAGCGTCTGTAGCACGCCGTTCTGATCGACATAAGTGACCGACTCGAGCTCCTGCGTGGACGGCTTGGGAATATCGATGGAGATGCGGTTCCAAAAATCGGAGTAGTAAGGCCAGTTCTTGCGGTAGGCGGGATTCACCGTACCATCGTTGAACCAAAGCGGGAAGTGATCGAGCGTCCTAACCCACTGCTGGTTGAAGAAAGCCCGGAAGGCATAGGCCTCGGCATGGCGACGCGCGGCCACGATGTAGCCGGTAAGCAGGCCGTCGTCAGCGGTATTCCCGGGATCGACGACGCACTGCTGCTTGGCCTGCAGCAGCGTGACTGGCTCGATGAAGGGCCCGCGGATGAGTTCGAGACTGAGAGGCATGGAGATTTCCTCGCCGGCAGCTTTACTTAGTGGGCGCGCCGGGCTTTGGCGTGATCATCTTCTCGTAGAGCCACGCGCAGAATTGATTCCAGAGACAGACGATAATATTCATCGATCCAACCCGCGACTAGCCCCGGACGGCCGTTTCGCGCTTCTGGTGAGCCGGCTTTTTCACCGCTGCGGGCGGCTCGGGCGGCTCGGGCGGGTTGCCGGCAAAGGGAACCGCCAGGCCCGCGGCGATCCACTCCCGCGCCAGGGGGTCGGGAACAGTGACCAGCTCGTCGGTCACGAAGGGCCGCGGCGTGCTGGCGTGGCTGAAAGACTTGATGATTTGAATGCGCATAACTCCTCCTCGATGAGCAAAGTTACCGAATGAGCAGCCCTATGCAGGCACTCTATGTGGGGGGAGAGGTCAGCGTGACAGTGACCCATCCCTTTCCGTCGTAAACCCAGAGCGCATCGGCAGAGCCATCGAAACGTGCTGTGCCAGCTGCTGGCGAGTCGCTAGATGGCGGAGCGGGTGATTGTGCCCGCTCCGGGTAAATGGTTGATGTTGACCTTAGTCCTGCGATTAGGCGGCCGGCGTGACCAGGGTGAGGATGGGGTGAGTGCCGGCATCGGTGTTGGCGCCGCCGAGACGGGCGTAGCCGATGAAGCCCACTTCGAGGGTATCGGCGAAGCGCTCGTCGAGCCTCAGGATGGTGATGCCGCCGTCGGTGCGCAGCAGATAGCCCTGCGCGAAATCTCCGAAGAGGATGCCGGTGGTGGAATAGAGATCATCAGAGTTCGCGTTAGGCATGGCCTGGTTGAGTGTGATTGGGCGACCGAGGATCATATCAAGAGCACCCGTGTTGGGGCTGGGAATAAAGAGAGGGCGTCCGTAGAGATCCTTGAGACCCATAATGTAAGCTCGGGTCCTGGAGCTGAAGACCCAGTTGGAGTTGGGAATGTACGCCGGATCCAGCGAGCCGTAGCAGGCCGTGAAGTCGTCGTAGACTGGCCCGGTCGGCGAAGCCGCCGTCGCGCCCAGCGTAGCACCCGCCGGGATGGCCTCGACGTTCGAGCCATTGCCGTTGGTGATGAGATATTCCAGGCCGCGGTAGTAGCGCAGACCGAACTTATCGCGCAGCCAGGTATTGAGGTCGAAGTAGCTGTCATCGAGCTCCTGCCGCGAAACCTTGACCAGGGTGGCTACGGTATCGGTCTGCATGACGAAGCCAGCGAAGTCAGGATCCTGCTCCTGCACGACGGAGGCTTCAGCGGTGAGAGTAGTCAGCGTGTTGCCGGTATCGTTGGAGAGCGATACCTTGATAGGCGCGCCGTTGTTGTTGGTGACCTTTTTCCCGACGATCGATACCGTGTTGCCGATCAGCTTCATGGCGTCGATCATGGTGGTGAGGAACTGCTGCGGGATCATGGTGGCGCCGGAGACGGTCGCATCCACGCCCGTGGTGGTGATGTCGCGCTGCTCTAAAAGGGAGCGCTCTTCCTCAGTCATGCGGCTGTAGCCGCGGCGGATATAGGTCTCGAAGGCTTTAGCTACGGCTGCCCGATGGACGGGATCTTCGCCGGCTACAGTGCCGTCGGGGTTAGGGCGCGGGGGGCGCTGGGTCAAGCGACTCTCAGCTTCGAGCGTTTCAATGCGCTCGAGGCGCTGGATATCGCCCTCGTAGATGGTGACATCGGCCATCATCGCGTCGAACTTTACGCGATCCTCGGCCGTCACCGTCTCCTTTAGAACAATGCGTTGCGCCTCAGCGATGAGCTGAACGCGCTTCTCTTGCAGTTGTCTCTTGGTCATCAGAAAAACCTCGTATTGGAGTGTTGCCGGCCGGCGACCGCTTCGCGGCGGAAGTCGCCATGCTGCAGAAGAGACGTGTGCGATTGAACGCGAGCGGACTGGCCGCGCGTCCTTCCTGCGAAACTTTTTACTGAACTGCGCCGGAGGCGGTTAGATTCTCGACCGCGCGTTGCAGGCGCTCCCGGGCGCCCTTTTTCCATTCGCGAGAATCGTCGTCGCTGACCTCGATGCCGTGCTCCTTGCAGAGCTTAACCAGCTTCTCCCAGGCAGCCTTCTTTTCGGCTTCGCTTATGCCCTGGACCTGGTCGAAACGGGCGAGCGCGTTGCGCAGATGGCTCTTCGTCTCCTCTTCGGAGGGAAACTTCCAGGGCAGATGCCAGGTATCGGTCTTCTCCGGATCTCCGACGATCAGGAAACAGTCGGCGGTGAGATTGTGCCCGTCCACCTTCTTAGTGTGCGTGAGCCGGCGCTGCATGGCGGCACGCTGGGAGCGATTCGCCTCAGAGTAGCTGCAGCCGCAGTTTTCGTCGTCGCACTCTTTGTTGGAGCAGTTTTCATGGTCGCCATCCAGGCACTCCGAGCACGCGCAAAGGCATTTCTCTTCGTCCGGATCAGCCTCGCGGACCTTCTTTAGCACCCTGGCTCGCATCTCTGCCGGCATAGAGCGGGGCAGCGAGCTGATCTGTGCTGCCGAATTCTGATACGCCGGAAAGGTCACCGGCGAGACATCAAAGAGCTCTTCCACCTCCAGGATGCGCCGGCTGAGTGAACCATCCTCTTCATCGGTCCACTGATCCCGCTTCACGGTGAAGCCGAAGCTGGATTGGGTTACGTCCTTGCGGCGCATGGAGATAACCAGGTCGCGGGCCGCCTGGGTATCAGGCGGGTCGATCTGGTAGCTGAGGCCGCGCGCATCCAACGCGAGACGCAGAGTACCGGCCCGGGTGCGTCCCAGAACGATGTTGCTGTCATGGTTCCATAGCGCTCGCACATCGGGATTTGATGCCATCACGTTGTCGAAGGCATGGGGATCGATGGTCTCCCGGAAGAAGCCGAGGTTCTCGCTCTCGGAGTCGAAGACGGCGGCATAGCCGCTGATCTTGGTGGATGGCCCATCGCCTTCGACGCGGAATTCCTGACGCCGGTAGCGGCGCTCAAGCTGTTTCTTCATGATGATCCTCCTCGGGCGCAGCCAGCTGCGCCAGGGCTTTTTTGGCCGCACAGTCGCGGCTGACATTGACGTGGATGGAACGGAGCGAGCGCAGAAACTCCTCGCGGGCGAGCTCGCCGGCCTGCATGCCGTCCAACTGGATCGCCCAGCGCACCGCGCGGCGTGCTCCTGCCTTGCAGACCTCTTCAACGATGCTCGCGGGCGCAGGCTCCGACGACCCGCAGAACTCCATAGAGGCGTCGGCAATGGACTGGAAAATGGGCCCCAGGAGGGCGCGAATGGCATCGTAATCGCGGTGATTCCGCTTCAGTAGCCGCTGAAAGGCATCGCAAAAGACCGGAATGTAGCCGCGAATGAATCGGCCGAGGAGCTGCTTCTCCTCCGGCGTCGGTACGCCCACCGGCGGCTCGTCTTCTCCTCCCTCATCGCCGGAAATTGGAGGAAGCGGCGCCACTAGCGGCTGGTCCTGGATCGACTCCGTCTCCAGCAGCCATTCGGCATTTTGCATGTTGACCGGGGCCAGGTAGACGTCGCCCAGCTTGCCGATGGGGTTGCGGCCAAGATCAATGAGTACGTCGTTGGTGGTGAAGAATCCCCATTGCTTGCCAGTGGCGTAGCCTTCCATGGTGGTCTTGAAATCGCCGCGGAGGCGCTCTGAGACATCGAACTCCAGTGAGTAGCGGCCGGCGTTGCGGCCCATCTGCGGCATGAGCTTGCGCAGGAACTCGGCCTCGATGCGGCAGAGATAGGGGCGCAGTGTATCGGTAACAAACTGGAGATTCTGCTGCTCGGCATTGTTGCCGCTAAGCCGCGTGGTATCGCCCACATAGTGCGGAGGCACGCGGAAGAGGGCAGCGATCTCCGCGCGCTGAAACTGGCGGGTCTGCAGGAATTGCGAATCCTCCATGGGAATGCCGATGCTGGTGTAAGTCCATTCGCCACTCAGTACGGCGGTGCGTCCCTGGTTCTCGCCGCCCTGGGTCTGCTCCCAGGTCTCGCGCATCTGCTGTCTTTCTTCGGGTTTCATGGTTCCACCCTTGCGCGTGAGGATGCCGCCCGGCTTGCCGCCGTTGCCGAAGAAGCGCGCGCCGAACTTTTCCGCGGCGCGAGCGAGGCCGATGCCCTGGCGCGCCAGCTGGATTGGGCTGAAGCCGCGGAGGCCATTGAAGCTGAACAGCGGAATATGCAGCATATCCACGGAGAGAACAGAGCGGCGTTTGCCGTCGCCCATGCCATCGCTGGTTTCATAAACAAGATCGCCATTCGGCGCACGCTTGGGCTCGGTGAGTTGCGGATGGAGTGGCCAGAGAGCAACAGGGCGATTGCCGGCATCACGTTGGATCTCTGCATAAGCGTTGCCTTGCAGCGCCATAGCTCCTACCAGGGCCTCAAAGAAGGTGAAGGCGGTCATCTCGTCGTTTGGCTCCCAGCGGAGTAGATAGGCGAGCGGATGATCGACGGCCTGGCGGCGCCCGCTGGCCAGCAGCTCGAACACGTAGAGTGGCAGGGAGGCAACCGCCTCACTGAGCACACGCACGCAGGAGTAGACCGTCATCTCCTGGAGAGCCGTGTTGAGATTGATCTGCTCGCCGGAGGCCGTCGGCTCCGCGCCCGAAGCCCAGGCCAGGAAGCCGGCGGCGGAGAGCGGGACAGTGGGATTATCGAGCGACGTCGCGCGCAGTTCCAGCGAGGTCAGCTCCGGATCCCTCATTCCCTCAATAAAGTTCGCGAAGGCTTTTCTCAGAGGCATGCTCACTCACAAGGTGAACGGTTCAAAGGCGCCGCCGCTCGCGGCCATCATCCGCGAGACAGCCATGATTAGGGCCACGATGCCGTCGATCTTCTCGCGCGATTTCTGTTTATCCGGCTTGATGTTGCCCGCCGGGTCCATCTTGACGATGGTATTCGAGGCCATCCAGCGCAGCACCGGATTGCCACCGTGCGCCAGCTCCCCGCAGAGCGCCAGTTCCAGAAGCCGCTTGGTCGGGGCGGCCATATCCGCGAAGCCCTGGCCGATCTTCACCATCTCGTGACCATCCTCGAGGAGATTAGTGACCAGATCGGAAGAGTTCCAGCGGTCATAGCCGATCTCGGCGATATCGAACTCCTCGCCGAGTTCGTTGATCCTGGCGCGGATGAAGCGGTAATCGATGACGTTGCCTTCGGTGAGCTGGAAGAGACCCTGGCGCTCCCATACGTCGTAAGGAACGCGATCGCGCCGGCAGCGGAGTTCGATGTTGTCGCGCGGCAGAAAGAAGAACGGCAGAATCTGATAGAATGATTCGCCGGGCCCTGGCTCGAAGAGAAGCACGAAGTCGGAGATATCGGTAGTGGTCGAAAGATCGAGGGCGCCCCAGCAGCGCCGCCCTTTCAGCTGCTCGCGATCGATAGGCTGGTTACAGGCATCCCACTTCTCCATAGGCATCCAGGCGGAGTGTGAGGTCGTCCAGACACAGAGCCGGAAACGAAGAAATGCATTCAGTGAACTGGGATCCTCTTTCGCTTTCAGCGCCTGCTGCCGCAGATCTTCGATGTGCACTGCTGTTCCCAGCAGAGGATTCGCCTTAATCCAGTTGCTTTCATCCGCCCAGTCGAATGTTCCATCACCGGTGTCGTCGGCGCCGCAGATCCATGCAAACCAGGTATCGTCCTCGACGACGTCCTGCAGAACTTTTTCCGAGTACTCGCGCTGCTTGTAGCAGACCGAATTGTGATCGAAGCCGCTGTTGGTGATGGCAAAAAGCAACGGCTGGCGACGCTTCCCCATGGCGGAGGCGAATACATCCCAGACGCCGGATGTACGATGCACATGCAGTTCGTCGATGCAGACGAAAGACGGCCGCAGGCCCATCAAGTTCTGATCCTCGGATGCACAGGGCTCGAACTTCGAGGCCGTGCCGGCGATGGAGAGATTCTCCTGCGAGATGGCGATGTGTCTGCGCAGCCACGCCGACTTTTGCACCATCAGGCTCGCCGTATTGAAGACCAGCTTCGCCGTCTTTTTATCGGTCGCAGCGGCATAGACCTGGGCGCCCGGTTCTCCGAAGCCAATCAACTCGTAAATGCAAAGCCCCGAAAGGACCAGGGACTTCAGGTTTCCGCGACCCATTTCGCTATAGGCGAACTTGAAGCGCCGTCGGCGACCGCGCTCGTCCTTGCGATACCAGCCGTAAAGTATCCAGAGCAGAGCCTGCCAGGCGGGCTCGAGAATGAGCGGCCTACCATCGAACTCGCCGTCTACCCCGCAGATGAAAAGCTCGAAAAAATCAATGACACGCTGCGCCGCCGCGCGACGAAAGAAAAGGCCACGGCTTTTACCCTCTTTCAGATCGCGAGTATGCCGTTCGATCTGCTGCCGGACCAGCTTCGATGTGAGAACTCGCCCCGCAAGAACATCCGCGATGTATCTCTCTGCAATCGACCGCGCGCGAGCCATCGTCCTGGTTACCCATATTTTTTAATAGCCAGGAACTGACTGCGCCGATCGAGGAGCTCTGGGCCCGGCGGCTGTGAAGGTATTCCTGTTTTACCCAGACGCACCCGGCCACCCCCCGTTCCTCCCAACTCCACGCAGATGGTATGGCAGAGCCGTTTCTCGGTCTCGCTGGCATAACCGCGTTCGACCTTGAGCTGCAGCTTGCAATAACGCTTCAGAGCGTGCCGATCAGCATATTCCAGCCAGTTGCCCCACATCGCCACGCACTCCTGCCAGATCTCTAGATGCTTAGCGGCATCCTGATAGCCGACAGCGGGCTCCTGAATCAAGAAAGCAGCCGGGGGTTCCCCGATCGGTCCGGTATGTTTTGGTTCTCCCGCTCTTTGGCGCCGACGCGATGGATTCTTGCGGAAGCTTCCCGTGAGCTCGAGGAGATTAGTAGGCTTCGGCGGTCTGCCCATTCAGTACCTTTCGCCGCCTCTCTCGATCAAAGAAACATCGCTAATGGCCTCACAGCGCTTTCTAAGGCCATCTAAGAATGCAATGCTAACGCGGCTCATTTTTGGCAGAGTATCTTGCAAACTTTCATTTTGTGGACGTCTTTTTGTTTTTTGTGCACGGTCTAGAAGCGAACGTTAAAATCTTTTCGACCCCCCCTATCCCCTATTTCAGTCTCTCGGCAGTCCACCTTCTAATGCTACGCCCTTGCGGCTGTTGCAAGCCAGACACAGCGGTTGCCAGTTGGCTTCGTCCCACTGCAGCTTATAGTCGCCCTTGAACGCCTGGATATGGTCCACGCATTCAGCTGGCACGACGACCTTGCCATGAAAGCCCAGCGGATAGCCGACGCAAAGCGGGTGCGCCTCGAGATACTTAGCGCTGGCCTGCTGCCAGGAGTATGTATAGCCACGCTGCGAAGAGCTCGGACGTTGGTCGACGCGGCCAGCCTCGCGGCATGCCTCGCAGTAGCGGCCGTGCGTTGTCGCACCGCATCCCCGGCACGGCGTTTTCGATGCAAATGGCATTACGCTTTTTCAGACCAGAGAGCGAATTCAGCTTCGCGGCGCGACTTAAGGCCTGGCAGCACTTCCTGTCCGGCACGATCCCACAGTAAAAGCTGCGCCGCTGCCTGGCCGTAACAGCGTTGATTGAGAAGAAGCAGCAGCTTTGAGGATGCTAATCTGCCCTGTCCCAGGTTGAAAACGAAATCCACCAGGGCATCGAATTGCCCTTGTGTGAGGGGAACATGAACCATTCGGCTCACGGCGAGTGACGATTCGAGAACGTCATTCTCAAGAAGCGAGCTCGCCTGGTTCTCAGTAACGCCGGTGGGATATGATTCATCGGGCAGCAGCTTGTGACCATAACCAATGGTCGCGAAGCCGTTAATGTCCTTGTAGACTTGAGTACGGAAGCCCTCCGATCTTTTAATAAGGTCGAGGCCTGCGGGGCTGAGTTGCATTAAGCCGCCACTTCCTTTAAGTCAGCCATAAGCTGCGCCTGATTGAAGCCTAACGGCGAGCCCTTCGCGCCCAGCCAATCCGCGCCAAGCAGCGCGTGCGCTTCGTCGCAGTATTCATTCCAGAAGGCGACTGTCATCTTCTTCAGCGCGCCCCAGGTGATGCAGGTGAAATCGTTCGGATCATACTTCGGAACGAATACGCAATGGCCGCCCCAACTGCCAGGCTCAGTGTTGGGATCGTTGATATCGCCTACATCCCACACATCCTGAGTTTGCGCAGTAATCGGCAGCATCAAGCCAGTATAAACACCGCCAAAGAGATTGATCGCCTGACGCACTTCTTCCAGATTTGCCACCTGCGGATCGGCAAAAGCTAACAATTTATGCCCGGCAAAGCCCTGCTGCCGCCATAGCTTCAGTACGTCCAGCTCCACGCCGCCCTGGTCCGTCGATGGATCGGCTGGATTGTAACCGTCCCAGTGCTCATATGCAATCTCGATAGCGCTGTCGGGAATCGAAATCTCTGTGCCTAGATTCGCGCTCCAAACCTGCACTGCATGAGCGGCTCCAGCGATCGTGCAATCGCTTAGTCCATCCGGCGCCGAAGGCGGATTGTTCGGATCAGGACCGTTCAGCATCATGCCCCAATTCGTAATGCCTTTTGTCCAATCCACGGCTGCCGGCGCTGCCGGCAGCGCCTTATTATAGCGCGCGAGCTTCAGCGTGCGTATATCGAAACGGACAAATCGCCGTCCCAGTTTCATCTGCGAATGATCAGCCATGATTATGTCGTTCCTCAGTTCAAATGTCGCCATTGAAGTGTCATTCAGGCCCGGTCCCGCTCACCGGGCCTGCCGTTCAGCAATTAAGTGACTCCGAATTCCACCTACTCTGCGCCATACGTCTTAGCTTTTCTTCGGTGAGCGGTCACCGACCCTCGCGGGAGGCCTGGGCAACGTATTTTCCAGGCGGCAGCCTGACGCGTTTTCAGTTCGGAAGAACGTCACCTTCTCATTTGGCATGCTGTCTACTTCAAGAGCTTCTGCGAATGATCAGCCATAAATCCTTACTCCAGATCTTAGATTTAATTAACTTGCGCGGGCCGGGCTTGATACCGGCTTGGGAAGTTTCGGCTGCTTTGGCCTCATCGGTAGGACATCTACGAGCATTTCGTCTCTTGGCACATTGCGCCTTGGATAGGACTGCTGCCCGTGATCCATCATTGCGCTCTTACCACCGCCCGAAGGCTGGTCGAGCTTCCGCACATCAGCCGCCGCGAGTCTCCCTTGACCGTCGTCAGCGTGTCCTTCCACGCCGCCGCGCAAACCATAGTTATGCCTTTAAGTAGGGATCCCGGAATTTTCTTCTAAGGCCGCGATAATTTGCGCTCGCGTCAGATCGCCGATGATTGCATTCGCGCCGTGATCCTGCTGCGCGCAATTGAGCAGCGCACAGGCAATCTTGCCCAGCTCATCGTTTTCGAGAGCCATGCGCGCAAAGTGCGACGACATGGTCTCGCCGGGCTCGCCGTTGAGCACGGCAACGTTGCCCAGGTCGTCGATCGCCAGCAGCAGACGCAGCCAGTAAGGCTGGCGAAGCGCTTTAGCCTCGTCTGATGCGATCTGCGCCGGAGTCAGCGGCGTAACCGGCTCGACGCCGATCTGCCGCCGCTTGCCTTTTTCCCAGGGCCAGGTCATTGGTTCGCGGCCTTCAGATGCAGCGCCAGCCGGTGCAGTTTTGCCGCAACCGGGGACTGCGCCGTGGGATTACTGGAGCTCCCGCCGATCACGGCCGCGATGGCAGTCGACATCTGCACAATTCCGGGATTCATCCAGCCGATCTGGTAGGTCGTCCAAACGATCGAGCCCGATTGATTGAGAGCGATACTGGCGCCGGCGTAGGCGTTGCCGGTGAAGAAGTTCTTGCCCAGATTAGGCTGCAGCACACCCATCGTCCCGCCCACGAAAACCCGCAGCGAGTCCGCAGGCAGATTTGTCCCGCTCACCAGCTTCGCCAGCCACTTCGTAGGCACGAACTCGGCGCCGGCGCCTTCATAGTTAAATCCCGCAGTGCTGCTGCCGATCTGCTGTTCGCCAAGTAGATAGAGTGAATTGACATAGCCGGTGGGCCCCGCGGTCGAGTCTTTAACGTCGAAGGTCTCTCTGGCTTGCGGCACCACGCTCCAGTTGCCCTGCCAATGCGTGGCCAACACGCCGGCGCCTGCCGAACCTGAGATTCCTGTCTGCGCCCGCGCCGCGGGCGAGCTCGCCAGCGCCAGTCCCAGCGCCAGCAGTACTACGCCCACCTTTGTGGGCAGCGGCACGCCGCTGTCCTTGGCCAGGATCAGCGCCACGCCGCCGATTACTGCGACCGCGGTCAGAATCGCCGAATCCACATTGATCCCGTAAAAGGACAGATTGGTAGAAATCGCGCTGGCCAGGCCGCCCAGCGTCGCGCCCAGAATCACCAGCACCCCGATGATCGTGGTCACATAGTTCTTGCAGGTCCTCTCGATTAATCCTGCGATCAGCTTTTCGATGATGTTCATCGCAATTTTCCTTTCGATGTATGAGATCAGGCCCATCGTCAAGCCTCCTTATTCAATTCAATCGTGATCGATAACTTTAGCGTGCAATGTGTCGCAGCGTACGGTTTCACAGCGCACATCGATCGCAGTGATCTGTTCCCCTTGCCTGCCGATCCGATCCTTCAAGCTATCGATTTCTTGGCCGTGCGCAGTGAGGCGTTTTTCATGAGCTACCAGAATTGTGTCCACTACTCCCTCATGTTTGGCATCGCGGCGCAGACCTAAAATTATGCTGATCGAAACCCCCACACCGACCAACGCCGGGCTCACCCACCAGAATTCCATCGCATCCCCAGGCAAACAGGATTTACAGCGGCCACGCCGCCAGAATCGCGCCGCGCTCTGGCCCAACGTGCTTGTAGACATAAACCTTGGCTTCGACCCGCTCCACGATTGATTTTTCCGGGATCGCTTCCGCGGCCCGATAGATCCTGCCCAGAAGACTGCCCCGGGCATATTTCGCTTCCAGGTTCATCTCCATCTGAGCCAGGTCCATCTCTATAGCCAAATGCACAGAACTCAGATCTGAATCAAGCGGATCCCGCGCGCCGCCGGCGATCCTGTAGCCGATCTGCTGGCCGGTCACCCTGTCAAACTCGGGATCGAGCGTGCCGCGCGCCACAAAGAACTCCGCCTGCTCCCGGCTCATGCGGTCCACCACTCGCATGCCGCCCTCGGCGTGAAAGATCCTGCATTCCCTCGTCTTCGCGCACTTGCGATTAGCCATTCGCTGTTCTATCCTGAGCTGCACGCGCGTAGCGTGCCGGGCTGATATTTCTATAGCCGATCTGAGCGCCTGTGGCCTGGTCATACTCTCGCGTCAGATAGCCGCTGGCGACTAATTGCTCTGCCTCCTCGCGACGCACGCGCCGTATCACGCGCCTGCCGTCTGAATGAAGCACCTTACAGGCTTTCGATTTTGCACGTTTACTCATTCCATTCCCAAAATAAAAGCACCCACCGATCCGCAGACGAGTCTGCATCTCTTTGGGTGCGACGCACGCGATCAGGGCGAGCAGTCTGTCGGTTTCCCGGAAACCGAATCGGTACTCAAAGTCGAAGCTAGCAGCTTTTTAGAAGCTGTCAAGAAATGTCCGCAATTTGCGGACAAGCCTCAATTGGCGTAGACTTCAGGGCCCTCGCGGGCTTTGTAATGAACCTTGGCATCAGCGCGCCTGTGGAAATACCGAGCTTATCTGCTACCCTCCGAATGATTCGCGGCGGGCAAGTCCGAGCCCCGCTCTCGTAGTCGCAGAGCGATTGCTTGCTTATCCCTACAGCCTTCGCCAGGTCTCCAGCCTTCATGTGTAGAGCCAGCCGCGTGACGCTGATGCGCCGACCTAGCTCTTCGTTGAAGCGTCGCTCTTCTTCGCAGATCCTCGGCCGCGCCATCACGCCAACCTTTCACAGTCACTGATAGCCGGGTCGCGTTCGGCCTGCACCTTTTTTCCGCCGAAGAAATGCGGATCGCGTTCGTGCAGCAGCCGCTGCAGATCTTCTCCCCATACGAAACTACGCGCCGGCAGCAGCAGCAGATGCTGGCAGCCGAGAATGTCCGCCGCGCGCAGCAGCATGAAAATGTTCACCTTCTCGCCGCCCGCCTCCCAGCGCGCGATGGTGTTGCGGTGCACGCCGATCTCGGTGGCCAGCTCCTGCTGCGACCATCCGCGCTGGCAGCGCTTGCGCCGCAGCAGGATGCCAAATTCCCGGTAAAAAGTCGCCTCGATCCTTCCTTCCTGCGTTCTCTCCCTCATCATCCCCCCACTTTCGCTTGTTTTCTCATCCGCTCAGACGCATCTGGCGATCGTGGAGTGCGTCCTTGTCCCAGTACCAACTCCGTTCATCCACCCAGATCCCGTCCCCGATAAACTTGTCCAGACCGCATGGCCGCAGCAGATGCGCCAGCTCCGCCTTCCGCCGGCAGGCAGCGATCATCGCCAGCGCCACCGTCGGCGCCGGCTCGCCTTTGTCGACCCGCGAAGCGATCGCGCGGCGCACCAATCGCCAGCGGCGCGGGTTCGTGATGTCCAGGGAGGCACACACCTGGCCCGTCGCATGATTCAAGCTCTGCGAGGAAGCCGTCCCGGATGCTTCACGGGATCGCGCCGGTTCTGCTTCTTCACAGACCGGCAGCTTCTGTGCCCCGGATGCTTCACGGGGCCGTTGTCCTTCCGTCCCGGAGGATTCACCGGGCGGCTGATTTTCCACCACCTCCCCCGCTTGCGGGGGATTAAGGGGGAGTATTTCTTGTTTTTGTTGCTCTTGTTGCTTTTGTTCTAAGTTCCTATTAGATGACTTGCACGCCATGTCACCCTTCTGTCGTCCTTCTGTCGCCCTTCTGCCATCCTTTTGCCGCAATAAAAGGGTGACAGCCTGCCACCCTTCTGGAACAATTTCCAGCTCCGGAAAGAAGTAAAAGATGGTCATGCCCCGGCCCTGATTTGGTGGTCGCAGGCGCTTGATTACGCCTTTTTTTTCGAGCGCCGCGAGGTAGCGCTGGCAGCTTCGCTGGTCGCACATCGCGCTCGCCGCGACCGTCTTCACCGACGGATAAAGGTAGAATCCGGCCTTATCCTGATGCAGATCTCCCAAAGCAATTACCACCAGCTTCTCTCTGGGCGTCACCAGTTCGCCATTGGGACAGATCGTCAGATCTTTGGCATAGTGTGATGCCCGCAGACTCACAGTGCTCTCCGCCGGCCGCGCGCCTGCTCATCCCGCGCGGCCCTCTTCTTTTGCTTTCTCATCGTTTCCTGAAAACCTAAACTTTTCCCTGACAGCTCTATTGCCGGAGCTTATTCAGGCCTGGAGATGGCAACAGCGGCCGCAATGCCACAGCTGCAAATGCGTTCTCTCCGCTCGCATCCGTCGCCTTAATGAACGCCACTTCAACCTTTGCCGTTTCGATCAGCTGGCTCGCCACTTCCGCGATCGCCAGCGCGCGGTCCACGGGCATCGGGTTCTCTTTATCTTTCAACTCTTCGAGGGTCTCAAAAAGATGGTTCCGCAAATCCACCATCGAGTTTTTCATGCCGCCTTCTTCCTCCGCTCTGTCACCGCCCTGCGGATCGCGCCCTTGAGCACAATCACCTGCTTCAAAGCCGGCGGCAGATTGTGAATCGTGTTTCGCCTCATCATCTCTGCACGCGTCACAAGCTCAAGATTCTCAATCACGCAGTTGCCGCGATCGCCATCCTTGAAAACCACATTGCAGCCTGGCGGTATCGAACCATAGTGCTGGGCCCAGAGATGCCTGTTAAGCAATGGCCATACCCTCACGTTTCCAAAACCGTAGTGCTCTCCATTTACCGCCTCTCGGATCTTGATGCGAAGATACCCGTCGGAATCAGGCAGAATCGTTCCGATGGGACGCCAATTTATGAGCGCATTCCCTCTTCGTTCTCCCTTCTTAAACTGCGTTTCACGCATCCTGCCGCGAAACCAGCCAGGCCGGCGCAAGCCTTTATTCATCGGCACATGACCTTTCTCGAACCGTGTAGCCAATCCCGGGTTATTCATTCGCCGCAATCTGCAGGCCGGCGGCGAAGCCATGTAATCCGCGCTCTTTCTGATCCTCAGCCTTATCGCCATCTGATACACGGCAGTCACGCTCCGACCCATGCGGTGTGCGAGAAGCTCGCTCTTTACATTCGGATATTGCGCCCGCAGCACTTTACATTCCTGTTTACTCCACGGTTTTCTTTTCTCGGCTCGCCTCTCCATCGTTCATCCTTCTTCTCCCTTGATCGCCTGCTCGAGCTCCCGCGCCCACTTCTCCACGATTTCGAGACTCACATGCTGCTGGCTCTTCGGCGTGTATTCGCGCAGCGTAGTGCACACCGCGAGCATCCTTTCAGCGATCGCCTTGATCTGCTTTCTCGCCTTCATTCAGCACCTCCATTGCCGGAGCTTATTCAGGCTTGGAGATGGTAGCAGCTGCCACAATACCGGAACCTCGAAGAACCGAAGTGCTCCCTGGAAGGGCATGGGCTTTGGGAGCGCAATCGGGTTGCGCAGAAGAAAGCCGTAGGGGCCTGCAAAAAACGCGCTGGGATGTTGCCGCACGCAATCATAGATCTCGACTGAGCCCACAATGCAGCCGCATTGCCTCTTTAAATCCGCGATCGGCGGGAACGGCATTGCGATGCCGTCCATCGCTGCCATGTGTTCAACCCTGCGAAGCTCTGCCTCAACCTCCGGCGCTTTCCAGAATTTGCTTGCGTGAAGCCAAATCCTGCCACGCTGGGTCGTATACCATGCGCGGTTCTCCACCGGCTTGCCAAGCAAGATCGCCCACCACCACGGCGCGCGAACACTCAAACCCTTCATTTCGATCCCTTCGAAAACAGTTCGATCTGCTGTGCTGGCTTTTCCGGCTTCGGCTCGTCGGCCGCAGCTTCCAGTCTCTCCAGGCACACCAGGCACGGCCCCAACCTGACGCCGTCGATGCGATGCATGGTGGGCTTGCCGCACTTCCTGCACCACGCCGATGCTTCCACCGTGTTGCGCGTATAATGCTGGGTCACTTGCCAGTTCCTGCGCGCTGCGCATGCTGATGGATCCGTTTCGCCGACGCCTGATCGATCACCACGGGATTCATACCAGATGTGGAAAGCGTCATGCTCTTCACTTCACCGCTGCGTACGCTCGTCGTCATCCGATCGAGCGCGCCGAGAATCTCCGAATCCTGGCGCAGTGTTCCGCTCGAAGTTTCATTGTTAAAAAGCGGCACTTTCTTCTTGGCCTGCAGCGCCTCAGCAAACTGCTCGAGATCACGCTTATAACATCCGTGCCGGCTGATGACCGCAGTGAATTCTTCGATATCATGTTTTCGCACGCGCCAGACGGGGCGATTTTTAGTGTCCACGACAGGCTCGCCGTCGACATCTAATACGCGTGTTACATGTGTCATCTCGTGATCGAGTAGTGCCAGCTTCTTTTCGCGATCGAACTCCGGATCCTCCCAGATCTCCTGATTGAGAACGATCACAAAATCGAAGTCAACAAACTCGCGCTGCAGATCGCTGGCCTTCACGCAACGCCCGAGTAGGATATGACCGTCAACGTCCGGCTTCGTGCCTTTCTTCCAGGCCAGAGCGATCTTTGCCTCGGACGTATCGAAATGATGCTCCGCTCGAATCTCCGCTAGGAGTTCATAAGGCAGCCCGCTCAGAAACGTATCGGTGGGCTTGATCAGCTCATACAGCACTCGCTTAGGCTTGCTCATAAATGGACGCCTTTCTTCTCACAAAATCTCACTTGATGATTCCCCACATCTGCGCCAGCTCGCTCCAGAAGGGCGCAGTCAGGATCAGAAAAACACTCAGCAGCAGCATGCAGGCGATGGCGGCAAGGAATTCCACAAGCCAGTCTGATGGCCGGCGCGCCAGATTGGCAGAGTCGGGGCTGCTCTTCGCCTGCATCATCCCGCGCAGGGCCGTGATCTCTTCAAAACAACGCTGGCAGTACATCCCGGAGTCGCTGTCGACGGTAGCGATGTTCCCGCATCCCCGCACGCAGCAAACGCCCGGTATCACCTTCCTGTAGCCGCCGGCCAATGGCATCGGATCATTCTTTTTCACGGCGCCCTCCCTTGCCTGCGCCGGCGGCGTATGTCGCGGCGCAGCGCGAGGACGATCGCCCCATAGCCCATGCCGACGAAGCGGTCGCCGTGCTTGCGCCGTGCGGCCTTCTCGGCCGCGATCTTCTTCTCAGCTTCCAGACGCACGCGCCTAGCCTCCGCCTTGATGCAGGCGGGATTGGAGCAGACCAGGCGCTCCCGGTCCATCCAGCAGCAGGGCTCGCCAGTCTGCAGGATGCAGGCATTCTCTTCCGTGCATTTGCAGTGGCGGCAGATGCCGGGCTGTAGCGCGATCGCGGTCATTTGCGGCCCGCTTTCTTCCCACCCCGGCGACTAGGGCCCGTCGCCGGGGACCCCGACTTCGCGGCCTTTTTCGCGGGTTTTTTCGCAGGCGCCGGTGTAGGTTTCGACCATGCAGAGGCGGGATCCTTCATGCCCAGTCGTCGCATCGAGGACAGGAATGTATTGCGCCCGGCGGCGGGCTCCTGAAATTCCAGTGCCGCCAGATCATAGATCGATACGAGAGCGACAGCCCGCGCAAACTCCACGCAGTCGGTCTTGCCGGTTTCGAGTATTTTTTTGAATCCGGGCAGCAGCGCCTTGGCAGCCGCCAGTTCTACACCCCAATCTGGCATCGCATCGCGCGCTAAAACCCGGATCGCTTCGCCCGGAATGGTCTTGATTCCCTCGAGCATCTTCGCGGCTACGCTGACGCGGATCTTCGTCTCTTCCGCCGCGGCTGCCTTGCGCTTCGCTTCTTTCGCCTTGCGCTCGGCTTCATCCTGGCAACCGTTGCCGCCGGCGCTGCGCTTCTCGTAGGCCTTGGGGTGCGCCTTGCACTTCGACGCGACGCAGACCGAGACGATCTCGCCCGGCTTGCGCAGCTTGCGGTTATCGCCTCTATAGCCGCGATCGTTGGCGTCGCTCCAATCCACCGTGACCGCGCGGAGCACATACTCGCAGGATTTCGGCTTCGCCTCGATCCATTGCCCGGCCTTGAAGGTCTGCGTCAGGCTCGGGCGCGAGCCGTCCTTCTCCATGTGCGGCGCCGTCGACGTCGCCTTCCAGCTCACGCGCACGGGCACGCCCGCGCCCTCCGCTACGCGCGACTGCAATCGCACCCAGGCCTGCGTCTTTTCCTTGAAGCAGCCGCCGTCGGTGCAGGTGGGCTCGCCGATCAGGAGATCGCCGAAGAGCGGCGCATTGGCCTTCGTGTTCTGCGGGCAGGCATTGCATGGAGCGGCGTCCGGGATGAGATCCGTGGCCTCGAGAGACCAGGGCGCCCGGCTGAGCAGGATGCCGGTCTCGCTGGCCACGTGATCCCGCAGCGCCTGCACCGTCGCCGGCTCCCAGGTCTGCCGCCAGCGGTAATCGTCCTTCTCCTTGCTTTCCTTCGCTTCCTCTTTCCTGTGCGCGATGCGCTCGGCGATGACCTTCTCGACCGGTGTCTTGCTGCCGGCGTAGCGATCGAGGCACCACTTGAGCGCCGAGTCCTGCTCGTCCATCCCCAGCCGCGCCAGCACCAGCGCGTGATCGACGGTAATCAGCCCCTCGCGCAGCGCTGCGCGACCCGCTTCCGTAAGCGTGCACAGCTTGAGCCGCTTGGCGACGTAGGCCTGTTCCTTGCCCACGCGCGCCGCCACGTTGGCGATCGAGCCTAAGGATCCGAGCAGCGCCTCGAAGGCCGCGGCCTCTTCCATGGCCGGCACATCTTCGCGCTGCAGGTTGTCGATCAGCGCGATCTCCCGGGCCTGGTCGTCATCTAGCTCTTCAATCTTGCAGGGCAGCTCGATGAGACCGGCAATCTGCGCCGCGCGATATCGCCGCTCGCCGGCGACGATCTCGTAGAGATCTTGGTCGATTGGCCGCACGATCAAATCGACAATCACGCCCTGCTGCCGCAGACTCTCGGCCAGCTCCTCCAGACCACCCTGGTCGAATGTTTTACGCGCATTCCATGACGCCGTGCGCAACTGCTCGATCGGAATCGGCTGAGTGATCGGAATCGGCCGTCCCGATCGCTGATCACTGATCACTGCCAGCTGGGCACTACTCTTCGACGCGGTCATGCGGCTCCGCCTTCCGGCCGGATGGCAGCTGCAGGACCGGCGATCTCAACTACATTCGCTGGCGCCCCGGAGCAGACGCAGGTCTCGAGCTCCGCGAGCAGACAGAGGACCTCGCCGGTAAGGCAGTTGGAGCGATGATTGATCCAGAACTTCCGCGCACCGCAGACTGAAGTCGTACGGCCGATCGCACCGCATTCCGAGCAAGAACGGGCGCCAGGATGATTGAAGAAGAGCAGGTTCGACTCGGCCAGCCGCCGCGCGGCGAAGATCAGCTTGATCAGGATGGCCTCGCGATCACTCGCTAAGTCCAATCTCGATATGAATTTCTCCATGGTTCATCTCCTTAGTGCTGCCGCCGAGAGATGCACCGGAGCGATCCATACGCACCAGGGAATGCAGCAAGGGCGATGGAACTGCCGCCTCAAGACCGCGGCTCCATCGCCCTTTTTGTACGTCACCTGTGCGCAT